CAACCTGTTGCATGTTTTCTTGCGCATCTGGAGGAAGCTGGTTATACGCAGCGGACATGCCGCTACGCTCAGAAGCCCGTTGGGCCAACTCAGTCTCAATGGCGCTGATGGCGTTTACATCTTGGCGTGCTTGCGCGTTTTTATACGCATCTTGCAACTGTTGGTCGCTTAAGCTATCAACGATATCGGCAATGCTTTCTTCGCTGGTAACGGAACCTTGGTCTCCCGCATAAGTCTTAACTTCGCCGCCGTCGGCAAACGCACCCATCTGTTTAAGGCCGTAGGCACCCATCCCCATAGCCGCTAAATTCTGAGCATTGCTTGGTGGAGCTTGATACATTTGCATGGAAGATGACGAACCTGTAGGCGTGCCGCGCAACATGTCGGACATAAAGCCCAATTGTTTGTACGGGTAGTTTTGCTGGTTCAAGAAGTCTTGATACGACTGGCTCAAGCCCTGCTGTTCCATTGCCTGTTGTTGCCCGCCGTATTGGTTCTGCAACTGGTTAATGCCCATACCCTGTTGGAACTGTTGCCCACCCAACTGACCTAGCTGACCAGCAGCTTGTAAGCCAGTTTGCAATCCCTGCATCCCATAGTTAGCGCCATACTGACGGGACTGCTCCCCAAGCTGCTGAGCAGTCATACCTTGCTGTTGGTTAGCCAACTGGGCTTGCAAGTCTCGTTGTTGCTGAGTATTGAATTGTTGTTGCGCGTTTTGGAACGCGGCATTTTGCCCTGCGGCTTGAATGTCACCCTTCTGAGTAGCCAAGTTACGAGCAGCCTCGGCATCCATGATGGCAGCACGAGAACCACCAAATGCACCGGACTTAACGGCTTGGGCCGCACGTTGAGTCCCCATGATGTCGCCTTGGCGCTGAGCTTCACGCTGCTGGATGTCCACCACATTTTGCATGTAGGGGTTCATGTACTGGCTGACGTTTGAGCCTGTGTAGTCTTGAGTGCCAACTTGTTGAGCGTTAAATTGTCCGGGGGCATAGCTTGTCCCCATAGCTTTAGAACCAGCTAAACCCGCAATGCCAGACGCAGTATCTAACTGCGGCGAAGTCTGCATGTTCTGTGCCCCGGTCTGGGCTTGCTGTTGCATTGGCGAAAACCCAGCAATGCGGTTTGCGTCATAGGTCTTATACGGATTCTGGCTAACGTCTGTTATCGCCGCCGCTTTAGACAGTGCGTCCTTGGCGTACCCCCGCGCCCACTCAGGCAACTCTTGCGTTACTGTTTGGGTTGTATTCGCAGGTTGGCTACCACCACCACCCATGCTAATGTGCAAACGTGGGCCAAGTAAAAAGCCCAACAGGCTGGATAACTTAAACATTTAGATGCTCCTTGCGGTAATCGTCAAACCGCTCAAAAAATATGTTCTTCCACATTTCGGGAAGGATTTCTTTAGCCTTTTCTGGGCCCACACAAACATGCACCGCATAGGCTAGTATGTTCCCCGAGGCATGTCGCAACCCGTGGGCAATCTCAATCCCATGAGCGTCTTTGATCTTTTCAAAATGGTTTGCCGTTTCATACGCAGAAACCACCACCAACCACATTGGCATTATCTGTTCTTGAATTGCCCGGTAAAACGGATTAGCAGGCAAGTACACCAGACACGTTAAGAAAGCTTGATTGATTTTATCTGCGGATACGGGCTTGTCCTTGTCAACAAGGTCATCCCAGATGTGAGCCAAGTCCACAAACGCACGATACATGTTCAAGGCATCCTGATTGCCCCCAAACCATTCAAGTTTCCCTTGTGGTGTCATGCTGGTAAAAGGCGTTCGGCTCGGCTGTTCTTAGCCACTTTACCTTTACCCACAGTTTTGCCACGGGCTGATTGAATTCGGTCCATCATTGCGTACAGCTTACGAGCACCAGCTTCGGTTGAGCCATTGCCCAACTCAGACACGATACGCGCAGGCACCACAAACTCCCCGTCGGCTAAACGTGCAGGTTGCTTTTTACCAATCATGGCGGGGATAGAGTCGGACACGCCGTCTCCGGGGCCACGAAGCAGTCGGCCACCATCGGAGTAATCGCCAAGGTTAGAGACACCGCCTTGGGCAAACCCATAGATGGACTTAGCTTCATCTGCGCCAATTTTTCTGTATCCGGGCGTAAAGTAGCGTTGCTCTTTGCCAAAACTTTGGCCTTGTTCTGGAGACCCGGCCCTTGGCACATTGGGTTCAGGAAATGGTGTAGTTGTCCCTGGGTCGTAAGCGTAGCGCTGGCCCATATCTTTGTCGGAAGCTGCTGGCGGAGTGGATTTATCTTCGGCCATCAGCATAGGCGCAATCCCCGCCAACCCAGATTTTGCAATCCCCGAAATACCACCAGCGTTATTAGTAAAGTTGCTCAACCCTTCTGAAGTACCAAGCCCTTTAATACCCGCACCTAACTTGTCAAAGCCGGACGCTTGAGCAAGTTGATTTTGAGTGGCAACCCCCGCAGTTGCATCTCCAGATGCTGCGGCAAGCTGTTCGGCCATAGGAGTAGACGATGCAATATTCTGCACTCCAGCACCCATCAACCCACCAGCCAAACCTGCGCCACCATAGGCGCCCAAGCCCGCTTTGACGCCTTCCATCAAGTTGCCAGTACGCAATGCTTGGACACCGCCAACTCCAAGGCCAATCATGCCAGGAGTTAAGCCAGCCATAACACCCGGTGCCGCAGCGCCTCCAGTTGCCGCAATCAAGCCAGCGCCAATAATCATGGGCAACATGTCTTCAAGAAATCCAGCTTCGGGTAAACCCGTAGAAGGATTAAGGGTCAAGGAGCCCCCAGCGGCCATAGCAATTTGTTGCAACCCCTGGACTTCGTTGGGGGTCATGTGGACTAAGGTCGTGTCTTTACCGCGCCCTTGGGCAGCGAGATGTTGGGCAGCTTGATGAAGGCTCATTTTTGCCTCGTAAATGGGGGGTTGGGGGATCGTAGCATGTTAGGCCTTTATTCGCAAAGGGTAGCTGGTGGCTGAGCCGCCTGAAGTGTCGTAGTAAATATCGCCTGAACGCAAGTTGGCAAAGTCAGCCTGCGTTGGTAGGCTGATGACAAACTGTCCAGGCGTAGTGGAGCTTGGTTGGGCAAAAGTTAAACCCCCTACCACCCCGGTAGTCCCCACGTCGGCAGAAGCAAATATTGCAGGTAGCGGGGCGTTTATCTGGTTGAAATATAGCCGCAAGATGTTCATGAACTGCTCTTGGTACTGAGCGCTGTACTCAGTTGGGGCCGATGGCAGGCGCGGTGGGGTAACGGTTTTAAATCCCATGTTATCTCCTGCCGTCCGGGCGAATATCAATGCGAGGAGCGCCCAGTTGCCACTGCACCCCCAACCCATCTATTGCGTCACCAGTGGTTCCAGAACTAACTTTGAACGCCATCTGCCGCCCACGAATCCGCACATAGACCTGTTGGGTGAACTGCTGTATGTTGTACGTGATCTGGTTCTGGTAGTTCTGGGTGCTGGCCACAGCGGGGTTGTTTGAGTTTCCGTATGCCGCGCCGGGAAAGGTTCGGGGTATGGCTGTGAAATACGCGGTTGGCTGGTTCACATTAGAGCCGTCAAACGTCAGGTCAGGAATCAAGCGCCACACAAACCCAAAGTTGTTGCCGTCCCCAATGTCAAAGTCGGAAGACTGCACATTGGCCACAATTGGGACAGGCGGATTAACCGTGCCGTCATCTACACCATCTTCGTGATAAACCAACAAACCATTGTCACTTCCGCCAGCAGACCCATAGGTAACTGCCATTGGAGACGACCGTAATGGGCTGTCAAGCCACGCTGTACGCCCTTGGTTGCTTCCGTTGTAGTTTGCCCAATCCCCGTAATACCATACGTTGTCTCTGTAGTTGTAGATCACATACCGATCAATTACGGTGGAGTTGGTTGAGCAGTACTGCCACCAGACCTCGTTGTAACCTTCATTGGTTCCAGACACAAACTGAAAAGACTGTGTTCTGTTGATGTCGGTAAATACATATTCACGCAGCGTAGACGGCAGAACATCCACCCGGCCAGAGTACATATAGAACTGATCTAAGCCCATCCAGTACGTGATGTTAGCGGCAGTGGAAACACAATTGGGGCCAGCAATGGAGATGTTGTCACCCAGAATCTGGAAGCTCCACACGTAGGGTGGGCCAATATATTGCATGGAGTAAATTGCTGCATCAGTAAACACCAAAATCTCTTGCCGAGTCTGCTGGGCCATAATAATTGCAGACCCACGGCTAAGCCTGTAATCCCCAGCTTGGTTGGTAATAGATGGCGTCCAGGTTTTATAATCTTCTTGATTTGACCAACGAATTTGCATGGGGTCAAGCGCAGTGGTAGCGTATACCCCGGTTGGATCATTTGTGCCAAAAGCAATAACAAACCTAGATGCGTCAGATACCAGTACGTAGTTAACAAAAGATGGGCACGTAGCATCCACCCCTCCCGTGCCCGCAAGAACTATCACACCCCGATTAAAGATGGTTGGGCTTGCGTTAACTTCCCAGTAGTACAGGGGGCCACCACGCGCATTAAATATAAGGTCTTCACCAAAGTTTGACTGGCTCCATGTTCGTAGCTGAATTCCAATCCCTGTTGCAGCAGCAACCCCCCACCCGGTGGCAGAAGCTGCATACTGACGAACAACATCCGCAATTGCGTGCGTTGTTACAAACCCTGCGTACCCGCGCACGCACCCGGTAAATGTTGTAGCGGTTACCCCTGTGTAAGAAATAACTTCTCCAGTAACACTAAAAGTACCAGAAGCAGAGAAGCCTGTTGTGGACGTGACGTTAATTGTTACTGTGGAGTACTGGATAACGCCCGTGGCCGAAGGATGCGAAGCAGCAACAGTGGCGCTTGCTCCCCGTGTACAACCCGTCAAAGTTGTAGCGGTTACCCCTGTGTAAGAAATGATTTCGCTGTCTATTAACACACTACCAGAAGCGGCAAGAGTTGCCGTACTGGCAACGCCAATCGTAGTAACAGAACTGCTTATTGATGCAGAAAGTATGCTGTTGCCAACAGTAGCCAAGGCGCTTGTTGTGAGTGTTGTTGTAACTGACGGCCCAGTAGAGCCACCCCACCCACCAGCGCCCCACCCTACACCAAACGTATAGATAGAGCCCCCGGTTGTGGCTTGATACGTGGCTAAAACCGAGCCGCCGCCATTCCCTGCATCTCCTGCTGTAGCTACAACAGATACCGTAATGCTGTATGTGCTTGAGGATATGTATGTGATTTGAAACTCAGCATTGAGAATAATTGCAGTTACATTGCCACCAAGACTCACTGCCCCACTAAAAGTTACAAAGTCCCCGGTCTGAGTGCCGTGCCCCGCATCAGTCACTATGATGGTCGAAGACCCTGTTGTTGCTGCAAAGACTGCCCCACCCACCCCCGAAGTAGCCCGTATAGGTGTTACATCAAAGAAGTCGCCGCCGGGGCCACTCTGTATATAGTATTTAAGACTGGAGCCAAGAGCCAGTAAGTTAAAGCTGGACAACGTTATCCAGTTCCACATAGAACGCACAATGCCCCACAACACACCTGTGGTGGGGTAAACAATTGCCGTGCTTACTCCCGCAATATCTGTAGAAAGCGCTCCAGCGTCTTTTGCCCAGCCGCCAATTTTTTCTGGCAGACCAGAACGAAAGCGCACCTTATTGGTTTGATACCAACCGCCTTCATTGCCGTAGTTGGTGCTTTCTCGGTTTGTCCCCGGTCTAAACTGAAGCTTCTGTAAGGGCATTTTGATTCCTATGACAAGAACATGGCGCGTTCGTCAATCCGACGGTTTTGCAGCCCTTTGAGTATTTTCCCACCAGCCATGCAATACTTCAAGAGTTCTTCCGCAGCACCCGCTTTATCGCCCCGAAGCAGCTTTTGACGAAGCGTTGAACGCTGGAGGGTCCCCAAGCCCACGTTAAAACTAAAGCTAACAAGGCTATCATACATGCCTTGTGTAAGAGGGACAGGACAGAAAGAATGCACCCCACGTTCGAAGCGTTGCAGATCGGCTCTAAGAATCCCATCTACTTCTTCCTTTGAAAAAACCCGGCTATCTTCTGGGCGAAGCGGGTAAGCTCCTCTTTGATCCATTGGTATCTTAGCTTGGTCTGGGTAAAGTACATGTCCAACTCCTATTGTCCAAAGCAGGGCTGGGCAACGGTATGGTTTAAACCGAATGCCCTCGTGGTGGCAGATGACCTTGATGGCCTCTGGGCTGAGATTCATTTGGATTTAAACGCCTGACCGCCGAACCAGAACGACACAACGCAGGCCCAAATGATCTGCGTTTCATCATCCCACAATTGATCCATCGCCACATTAAAAGCTACATCTGTGTGCCATGCGTAATAAAAACCAAAGATTTCCACAAACATGAACATGGCAAACATGCCGTAGGTGATGACGCTTCTGGTGGCCGCACGCATGTTGATGACCCAAGTGCTGGCCCCTTGGCCCAGAGCTATGTCGTGTGCATACAGGGCTTGGCGCTCCTGCATGGCCGTCTGGGCGTTGGTGACCTCTGCGTTGATCTGTATCTGCTCAGTCTGGATGTGCTCAATGCGCTCCTGCGCTTCCAGGCCAGCTTTCTTCAAGGTCAGTTCACGCTCGGTCTGCATTGCCGCTAGGGCAAGTTCATGGTGCTTGTCGGCCCGATCCTGAAAGAACTCAAGGATTTTGGGTAGGCCGCCCATAAGGAAGCTGATGAGGGATGAGAATAGAGTGAGCATTATTTAACCTTTCAGATCGAAACTTAGATTGGGGTGGCGTGGATACTGCACAACGCGTTCGCCCTCGGGGCATTTGTACTTGATCGTTGCCAACAAAGTTGCCTTGCCTTCAGCAATTTTCTCTTTTTGAACCATTGTCAACTGGTACGTAAATGTATCAATCTCTGGCCCAGCGGGGCCACTAAATCGGCTTGCGGTGGTGGTGGCCTCATGGACCATACCATTTGCGTCCCGAATGCTTGGCGTAAAGCTCTCAACGGAGCAGTCGTCCCGCTTCTTGATCCGTGCAACCGTAACATTGATGGGCTGTCCAGCCTCTGCCACGATCTTGAAGTTCTCAGGCGACCACTCAATGATTGCACGGTCAAACCAACCGAACTTGTCGGCCAACGTGTAGCTCCCGCCCAGTGCGGCAACGCTTGCGGCAACCGCCCCAATAGCTTTAGTAAGGTCAATCATTTTTCTTCCTTCTTTTGAGCTTCTTCAATCTGCTTTCGCAGTTTCTCGGTTTTTTCCATTTGGGCCTTGGCCTCTCGCCTCACTACCATCGTGTCCATGTACATCATTCCTACAAGGGGCAGCACCAGCACGAAGACCAGTGCAAACAGGACTAAGACCAGAAGGTATCCAAACGACCCTGATGATTGAGACTGATTATCCACATTAGGCCTATCAAGTAAGCGACTACGAAAACCACCGCTACCGTCTCCAGCACCCTGTCCAGAATTTGATTTTTTAACCTTTGTCGCCGCCATGCTTTCACCCGCTTTTCGTGCAGTTCACGAGCCGCCTGCTCTGACTTTTGATCCAAGAGCCGCTGGTACTCTTCTACGATGTCACGCCACATATCAGGCATTCCCATTTCCCAGCGCACCATTTTCTCTAAGTCAGCGTAAAACTGCTTGGTCTGGCGCAGATACATTACATTGTCTATGGCTTGTGTGGCAAGGTCGTCTTTGATTCCTTTTTTCTGATTGTCTTCCCGTTGAACTTCTGCTTTCTTGTGGCTGGCTTCAAGCTCGGCGTGGCCTTTGAAGAACTTTGACAGTGCGCCACCCACTTCCGTGGTGATCTTGGACAGATCGTTGCCTGTTTTCTTCAGGTCTTGGTAGACGGCAACGCACCCCTTTATGCCTTCATAGGCACCTTTGCAGAGGGCGAATGCCGTGATGGGGTCAATTTTTACGCCTTCATGATGTATGCCAACGCATAGTACGGCGGCAAGTTTGCGCCTGTTCCCGACACCCCTTCGGTTGAGTTAGTGACGGTGGTGTCAACAGTGCCTGCTGGAGTGCCAGCGGATATGCCGACAATTGATATTCCAGTAAATGCGGGAGGAATTGCCGCAGGGCTTTGAACAGAGCCGCCATTACTTGAGCCAGCGTTAATGTTGTTATCGGAAACGCTACCTGGGGTGTGCGTGTGGCCTGGGTCCGTTATGGTGTGCGTGTGCGTGCCCAACGCCGTACCTGTGAACGTGGAGCTCGAAGTCGTCGTGTGGGTGTGAGAAACTAAAATAGCGTTTGCACTGCCGCCTGTTGCATCCACTGCATAAGTGGTGCCCGCCCCCACAATGAACCTGTCGCGCAAATCAGGCGTGCTGTTTGTGCCATCGCACAAATTCCAACCACTTGGGATGGAGGCAATGCTGCCGTACCACATGGTAATCACGCCAGTAGGGATGATATCTCGCACAAACGCAGTCGTAGCAATTTGCGTGGTGTCAGTTCCAAACGCCGCAGTCGGCGCAAGGGGGGTGCCTGTAAAAGTAGGGGACGCGGACAACACCGTCGAACCTGTACCCGTAGAAGTAGTTACACCTGTGCCACCGTTGAGAACAGGCACGACCCCTGTGACGTTTCCTGACTTTATTTCGTAGAAGTTTGTGGCGTCCGACCAGACAAACACTTTATCGCCGTTGGCAACCGTAATCCCTGTACCTGCTGCCGTGGTGTTGCCAATCACAGACGAGTTGTAGATGGTCATTGACTGGCCGCTGTTGTTCCAAACGATGTACGCTTTAGAAGCGGGGGGCGCATAGACAGCAAAAGTTGCCCCAGTCGTGGTGGTGAACCGCAACATGGCATACACGGCTTGGTTGCTTGCTGCCGTAGACGTTGGGCCGTTGGTAAATGTCAGGGCTTGGCTGGCAGCAACAACGCTGACCGTCTGATACCCGGCAACGGACGTATCTAGGATGTATGCCAGATTACTGTTGGTCGTGTCCCCCCAAGTACCCGCCTGGGTACCATCACCGGGAAGTTCAATCCGAAGACTTGATGAATACGTGCTCATTTTGTTTCCTTATTGCGGTGCTTGCAAATCCCGGACATCCCAGGATTGCGTTGTTTCATTCCATATGTATGGGCCACCTTCAATCGGCATTGATACTGGCGCATTCCACAAACAAGTTTCTAAATCTAAAACCCATGATGGGTAGGGTTGGGGCGGGATAAAAGCATCCAACTCCACATTGTATGTAAACCCAATACCCGCATAGTTTTTCCGTAATGATTTAGATTGATCAAGCGATGGCGTAGCCGGGCTTACATTTGGTTGGTAATGAATACCGCCATACGTGTTGTATGAAGTTTTTACCCATGATGAAGGATTGCCAAATGTGCCGGAAGCAATTACATCTTGCGTTGCCGTAATAACTTGATCAACAATTCCTTGTGCAGTTACATAAGCATAATGTCCCATAATTTTTTCCTTTACGCGGTGTAAGTGCCGGAAGAATTGTAAACAAGAATGGTATTTGCACCAACGGTCGAAACAGTCGGAGACCCAGTTGTTGTGCCGGTATAGTCTGCTGTGGCTATTTTAAGAATAACAACACCGGAACCGCCCGCCTTACCTGCTTGTGTACCCACACTTCCACCTTGAGTTCCGCCGCCGCCGCCGCCGGTATTTGTTCCACCTGCGGTTGCACTGTTGTAAACCGCGCCTGTACCGCCACCACCTGTACCCCCGGTTATTGTTGATCCTTGGCCGCCCGAACCGCCGCCCGCACGAGTTACAGATGATCCTGTTACGGATGAAGCAACACCATTACCGCCTTGTGCGCCGGAACCTGCCACACTTGCGCCGCCGCCACCACCTGCCGTACCTTGACCGCCGGGGTTAGTGCCGCCGCCAAAACCTTGTCCGGTTGTTCCTGTTCCGGCGCCTTGTCCACCTGTACCAACCGGATCGCCACCACCGCCACCTGAACCGCCGTTTCTAGTTTGCCCCGAAGCAGCAGGACTTCCCGAACCACCACCAGTAGAAGTAATGGTTGAAAAAACAGAATTTGTACCATTAGATGCAACTGCACCGCCGCCGCCAACGGTAATTGTGTATGTTGTGCCTTCCAACAAGGTAAGCGCAGATTCTGCCGTTGCGCCACCACCGGAAGATTCTCCCGAAATACTGCTTCGGTAACCACCCGCGCCGCCACCTGCCGAAGCGTAAGTGTCCGAACCTAAACCATTACCACCGCCACCGCCGCCAGCCACAACAACATATGTTGCAGTGTAGTTATACGCGGAAGATGATAGGTATTGCCATTGACCCGCAGTATATATTTCAACTACTGATTCTGTAGTGTTATACCGAATCATGCCCGTACCCGGCGAACCGGGGCGTTGGGCAGTTGTACCAACAGGCAAATCAAAATACCCAGTACTTGTGTTGCTTTGATCGGATACTTGGGCGGGCGTAACCGCAGTTAGCAACGTACCCGTTTCATCAGGCAGCGTTAGCGTCCTGTTTGTGTTTGTGACGGGGGCTAAGATGGTGACAGTGCCCGTGCCTGTAGCGCCCCCTTGCACGGCTATTAAACTCATGCCGCTGCTCCTTTAAGTGCTGCAACTTCTTGTGCTGTCAGGTCTATGGTTGTTTGCAGACCAGTTTGTACATTGACTTCAATTCTTGAGTTCATGGTTTTTCCCTGTTAACGGAAGACAGAAACATAAATACCACCCGTATCTATTAAAGTATTTACATAATTGACAATAACAATTTGACATGCTGTTGTTGTTTGATTAGATGGTGCGCCGTATTGTGTAGCTGATTTAACTGTAATAACTAAAGATGAATTGTTATTTCCAGCGGATACTGTTAATGCCACGGCATAATTAGCATCTGGCAACGCAGTTGTAAAGTTAACCGTATAGTCACCCGTACTGTTATCCGTAATGCTCGAAACATTACCACTTGCATTAATTGCTACAGTACCAGTGCCATTAAATTTTACCCAAGCACGAGCCATATACAACGGGGCAGTGCCTGACACGGTGGCAACCTGTGCTGAGTCAATGTTTGGCGTGGTTAATGTTGGGCTGGTTAGTGTTTTATTTGTCAGTGTCTGAGTTGCAGCAATACCCGCTACTGTGTCAGTGACATCAGGCAGCGTTAGCGTCCTATTAGTATTGGTGGCAGGGGGTACAACAGTAATTATTCCTGTACCTGATTGCGTCAGTATTTCCAACTGACTAACTGCAATTGTTCCGTTTGCCATTACAAACTGTCCATAATAGTTTTAAGTGGAGCCACAGTTGCAGCAGCATCAATGGCTGTTTGCATGGCAGCATACTTGTCCCTGATAACCTGTCTTGCCGCTTCAGCAGCCACAGCCTCGTTTGGGATGGTGACCTTGATGTCCAGGGGTGCAAATTCAGCAGACCGCGCCAATCTGCGTTTGTCGTGAGCAATGACTTTGGCTTTATCTACGTTGATGGTAATCATGCTGTGTACTCCCATGCGTTTCTAAATGTGCGGTCTGATGGAATGTCAGCAACATCCACAATCTTATAAGGCTTGCCAGCAGGAACATCCTTGGCGGCAAGCTCCTCAATAGTTAAGCCGCACTCTTCGGCTGGAATAATGACGGCCACACCGCCATCGTCTGTTGGGTAAATAATTCTTGAGTTCATGGTTTTTTCTTTTGATTAACGAAAAAAAACCGCAGTAAAAGTGTCACGATCTACTGCGCCAGTTGGTCGAGCGTCAATCATGCGAAAAGACGCAGCTAATATTGTTGCTAATGAATAAGAAGAAGGTATGGAATTTCCATTTACGCCATTAGTACTACAGCAAGCAAATCCGTAATTTACATCAGACATAGCAGTCGTAAAGTTTATTGTGTAGTCACCAGTGCCGTTATCCGTAATGCTAGACACATTACCGCTTCCACGAATCGCACTAGTGCTTGGGTTTGGGGAAAATGCGTTTGCACCATCAAAATTTACCCATGCGCGAGCAGAATAAGATGGCGCAGAACCAGATGCTGTAGATAATGAGGCAGGTGCAGGTATCCCTGTGCAGTTGGTCAAAATACCGCTTGCCGGAGTTCCTAGAGCCGGAGATGTAAGCGTAGGGCTGGTTAGTGTCTTATTTGTCAGCGTCTGGGTATCTGTAAGGCCAACAACCGCACTAGCAGGGTTGCCAACGCCACTAGCAGGGAATGTTACTCCAAGAGAGCCATCTAAAATTAAACTCATTTTATTTCCTTAGACCACAACCCAGCGACTGCCGCTTGGGACTGTGACTGTAATGCCTGAGTTAAGAGTGACCGGCCCTGCGCTCATGGCGTTGTTTCCTGTTGTAATAGTCGAGCTAACAGCAACAGTCGCTGCATTTTCAACATACCCTTCGCTTCCAATTACAGCACGTTTTGACGGGTATGTAACAAACACATCTTTGGTGCCCGCACTGAAATTGACAGCCGAGCCGCCGTTAGACGATGTTAATACTGTTGTTCTGGCAAGGGTTGTGCCTGACAGGGTGTATGTGCCAATCCCAACTTCCCATTCTGTTCCAGTCTGGGCTGCAATGGTGTAGTAGGTGGTGTTTCCGTTACCTATGGCCGAGAAAGCCTGAAACCCAGTCGATGCCCCAAGCAGAGTCACTGTTCCCGTACCCGTTGTGGTGGTTGTCTCTTTTACTCGGTCTGTAAGTACTAAAGCCATATGTGTCCTTTAAGCGACCAGCGCCCAAGTTGTACCTTGAGAGTCATTTACATTATTCCACGTTGCGGACTGATTGTCATTTACCAACACCCACGTGGAGCTTTGGGCATTGTTAACGATTTGCCAATCACCCCTAATCGGCGCATACCCAACCAAAGTCAAAACCCCGCATGGCGGCGTGATAATTGTTCTTCTGACCAATCCAGGTATCGACCCAACCAAAGATAACGCAACCCCGGCAGGTTGTACAAGTATAGTCTGAGTAACAGACGGAGCATAACCTGTTACGCTTACAGCCCCCACTGATGGGGTAATTGATACCGCAGTTATTACATCTGGTTGAACGCCAGTAACTAAAGCCGCGCCAGTGCTTGGTGTTACAAAAGAATCTTGTCTAACTACCGGGGCGCTATACGCCAAGGTTAAATTACCAACGCTCGGCGTAATTAAGCTATCTTGAATCGTTGATGGGGCGTTGCCAACTAAAGTCAATGTTGCCGCAGCAGGGGTCATTACTTTGCCAGTAACAACGACAACAGGCGCGGAGCCGATTATTTCTGCGCCGCCGCTAGGTGTAAGGACTGTTCCAGTAACAGCCAGTGGGGCCGCCCCAGCAATGGTTAAATTTTGTACCGCAGGCGTGATAACTTTGGCGCTAACAACAGACGGTGCTACGCCTGTAGCCGTCAGTGAGCCAACGCTTGGCGTGATAAATGTTTCTCTGAGTAAGGAAGGCGCGATACCCGTAATAGCCGTTGCCCCAACAGTCGGCGTAACGATCGTCTGTCTTATTAACGATGGGGCAGCCCCGGTAACCGTTAACGACCCAACAGTCGGTGTAATAACTTTTTCATTAACAACAGAAGGAGCTATACCTACCAGTGTCAGCGAACCAACAGCAGGCGTAATGATTGTCTGTCTCAGTAACGAAGGAGCAACGCCCGTAATAGTTCCT